TTCTTTGCGACGCCTACTTCGCCGCCAGCGATGCCACAGAAATAGTTGACGGCCGTGGCCGTGGCGTTGCTGTGTACTGGGTCAATGAACTCGATAGTCGCTGTGCTATCGACATTCCAGGTGCCAGTAAACGCTGCGATGCGGAAGATGTCGCTGTCGCCTGATTGGGCTACTGGCCGCTGACGCGGCCCAAACTTCAGCGGCCCAGCCCGCCGGTCGCCTTCTTCAACCTTGCGGACAACCTTCGCAATGCGTTCCGCAGCTGGTCGCGTGAACTGCACACGTTGAAGCCGTGCCGGTTTTCCGTCTGGCTTTTGGGCCACGGTCAATCCTCATAGATGGTGACTACCAGCCGAGAGCCTTCTACTGCACTTTTTGCCGCGTAGTCGCCAGGTGCCAGCCGCAGCACAGCGGCTTCACCAGCCTTCAGCCTGACAGCGTCATAGAGCGTGTTGCTGTCGAGGCGGCCAAAGCTCACGGTATGCGTCGTCTCGGTCGCGAGGCTGCGGCAGAAGGCCAGGCCCAGCGTGCCAATGTCGGTTGTGGTGATCTGCGTGGTGGTCGTGCCCAGCTCAAGCGTGACCGCGACGACGCCAGCACTGGCCATGTTGGCTGTCACGCCGCTCGCGGAAAAAGATTGGGACAGCGAGCCTTTGGAAATCTGACCATTGACTGTGTAGTTAATGTCCGGCATTGTCTTTCCTTAGAATGTTGGCGTGCCGAAGAACGACGCGAAATCCTGCACTGGATACGGCCGCCGCTCAAGAATGTCTGGGTCGCCATCTTTGAGATCACCGTCTTCGTCTAATGCCAACGGAACCTGCGACGGCACATCCTGCCCGTTGGTAGCTGATAACGGTGCTGCGTCAGTCACGTAAACAGGGGCTTTGTCACCTGTGCCACCTGGCTTGTAGTTGTAGCCAACATTTGGAAGCTTCAGAATCCAGGTCTCAGGGCGATACATCAACTCGACTGTGACTTCCCAATATCGGATCTCTACATCGTTCACCACTTCTGTTTTTTGCTGTGCACCAATGCCTTGGCATTTCCACGTGTAGGCTGGTGCATCAAGGTATGGCTGCGAGTTGATTGAGTTGGTGACTGCATTCGACAACGCAATCGGGTAGGTAATACGGTTGCCCGCGATCACTGCACGCACTTCTGAGGATTCGACTGTGAGTCCCTCAAAGTAGTCGCCAGCAGTGTTTACCAGCGGCTGAATGTCTTGGTTGTCTTCGCCTTCGTAGTACGTCAATGCTGGCTTTGTTGTGGTGGTCGAAGAGAACGACCACACGTCGGGCCGTGCCAGCGGGTTGGGCTCAAAGTCTGCATTGCCAACCTGCGGCACTTCGTAGCGATACGATACTTCTGCATGGTACGGCGTTGGCGTCGCTTCCTTGACGCTGCCTTCCGTGCACCGCAGAAACGGATACTCTGGGTGGAACGCGCCGTGGAAAATGCCGATCGCGTTCAAAATCGCCTGATTGCTTGTCGCTGGGTTGTCGAGCGTCACGCCAAACCGACGCAATGCCGTAGGCGATTCGCCAAAGCGGTGATCGAACGTCCTGCCCGTTAGCTCGCGAAAGCTGGTGACACTCATGCTGCGGCTCCCAGGATGTCTGCTGCAGGATCTGGCCGCAGCGTTTCGCCCAGGCGGTCAACTGCGTCGACTACTTCGCTGTTTCCGTTTTCGACTGCATCTCTGACGCCATTGGTTGCGTCGACTGTTTCCTGCGGTGCCTGCGGTGGCTTTGCAAACTCATCGCGGGTTTCTGCAAGCGTTTCGCGCAGGCCGGCAATGCCTTCCGCAAGAAAGTCCGTTAGCCCGCCTTCTTGACGCCTTGCGATTTTTGCCTCTAGCTCAGCGATTCTTGCTTTCTGCTCTTCTGTAGGATCAAACACCCTTTGCTGCCGTGCGCCACCAAACTGGCCGCCTGGAAGCATTCGTGTTCTTGTTGCCTGCTGGCGAACGCGCTCAAGCTCTTTTTCGTCAGCTGTTTTTTCGACAACGCCCAAGTTGCTGAGAATGGCAAGAATGCCATCTGCAATCTGCCCGAGCACTTCGGCAAGCGTTCCCAGTCCAGCAAGAAACGTATCGGCAAATGCGAACAGGGCATCAGTGATGGTCTTGGTTATGTTCTCAACGCCAATTTCTTTGACCATCTCCAGAATCTGAGTGGCAATCTTTTCGATCGTGGGAGCAAGGTAGCTGGTGACCTGGCCGACAATGCCATTAATGGTCGCGCCAATCTTCGTAAAAGAATCGTTCATTGCCTCAACTGATGCGACCTGATCGCCCGTCAGCACCAGCCCAAGTGCCTCCGCCTCCTCTCGCTGAACTTTTAGGGCTTCGGCACCTTGGTTCAGCAGCGGCAGCAGCTTGACGCCGCTTCTGCCAAAGATCTGGTTTGCCGCAGCTGCACGCTCGGCATCTGTTGCCAGCCCGCTAATGGCATCGGCAATCTGCTCGAACGTCTCTTCGGCACCTTGCTCGCGAAGCTGGCTAATCGAAAGCCCGAGCTCACCAAAGATGTCGGAATCGGAACCCTCCTCCAGCTCGCCCAGACGGATGGTCATTTTCTGCAGAGAACGGGCAAACTCATCAGTGCTGACGCCAGACAGCTCAGCCGCGAGACCGTATGCCTGGATGGCTTCAGCACTCACGCCGGTTTGTGCAGCCAACTTTCCGACTGCATCAATGGCATTGCGTGCATCATCAAACAGACCTTTGGCCGACGCGGCCGCACTGCTCAAAGCACCTGCCAAGGCAGTCACGCCGTCGATCAGTGCTCGGCCAATCTCGATCGTCTTTAAGACTGCCAAGTCTTTTGCAGACTTCTTGCCTGCCTCTGCCATCGAGTCCAGCTTGCTGTTGACCTCATTGACGCTCTTGGCGAGTCCGGCCGTGCTGGCGGAAATCTGCAGGGCCAGACCGAGTGCTGTGGTAGCCATTAGTCAGCACCTCCCAAACGCTGGATGAGCTGGTCCATTGTCGCCTGCAGCTGCAGCTCGTGCTGCGGTGCACGCGTGATAGGAACGAAGTCGGAGGGCTTTGGGCGTTTTCCAACGCGAGTGTGTGGAGCTAGAACAGCAGATGCTATTGTCCCAGCTTGATGCCACGGGTCGTCTAGCGGGCCACGAAAGTGAGCAACGTAGGCATACCATTCGCTGAGCTCGCGGCTGTCCATTCGCTCGCATAGTTCTGCCACCGTCATCCCGAGATGCCCGGCCAAAGCAAAAAGAAATCGTCTGCTCGGCCGGGCGTTCAGTTTTTTGCCAACTCGTCCACTTGGTCAGATGTCAGAGCGTTTCGCTCACGTGCCAACTCAAACAGCCGATTGATTACGTTGGCATCCTGCTCGGCCAGCTGCGGCACCTCGGAATCCGAAAAAAGCCGATTGCCGTTTTCGTCGCACAAGCACTTGGCCAAGAAAACGCTGCGGAAGTTGGCAACGCCACCTTTTCCTTGTTTCTCAATCCACGCCAACTCCCATGCGTCTCGCTCGCCTGCTGTCATCGTCCGAAGAAAGACATCGACGCCCCATTCAGGCACAGATATTTTCTGCAGGTTTTTCTTACTACTCGCCAGAATCGCTGCTTTGATGTCCATCAATCCCTCACGTGATAATTGCAAACTCTGCGGCGTACACTGTGACGCCATTCAGGTTTGCGCTTGCGTTCACCTGCGTACATACTGCAGTGACCGTCAAGCCCATGCCTCCACCTGTGATTGTCAGCGTGCCAATCGTTCCCCAGATGCTTGAGCTGATTCCGCCCAGCGATTCAAGCGTGACGCTTCCGGCCTCTGCCATATAAGCAGAGTCTCTGGCCATCGTGTAGCCACCGCCAACGGACCACGAAAGATTCCGTATTTCGCTGGCCGGCGAGCCATCGAACGAAAACGAAATGCCTTGCGATACTGTTGCCACGGGTTCCTCCCGCAGCTAGCTGGCTGCGACTCGCAGGGTAGCACTGCCGCGAATGACATCATTGACCGCCAGCGTCACGTTTGAGCTTGCAACAGTTGCCGCACGCGAAAGAGACAAGCCACCAGCAATGGTGAGCGTGCCGCTTGTGCTGCCTTCCAGCTCAGTGGTGCCGATGTAGTCAAAGCTGATTTCGACGCCAGTGTCGTCGACTGTGCCGAGAAGCGGAGCATCTTGGCTGGCAAGCTGCTCGCCTGTGGTCTGGCCCAGGTGACTGATGTCGATTCGATC